TCCGCTCCGCAATTCTTCACCGTGCCAACGCAGGCAACGATTAAGCTTTGAGCCAGCCAGACATCTTCGTCTTCTGCCCATTCTGCCTCCATTTCCCTTCGCCAACGGGCAGGGTCATCGCCGAATTGGCGCTTAATCTTCTCAATAATGGCGGGTTTGAGTGGGCCATCTGGCTCCAGCGCTTTTTCCCAACTGAAGTGCAGGCGTCCAAAGTCGGCGTAATCTTTGTGGTTGCACATCTTCCAAAATAGGGCGTCCGTGTTGAAGGGCGTACTGCTAGCGGTTAGCTTTCCGTTTGTCGTGCCAAGCGTAAAGAGGATTGCGTCATAGAGGTCTTCGTCGTTGGCGGTGAAGTTGACCTCGTCCCACCAAATCCGATGGAACGTGTTGCCCCTGATTGTATCGGGGTTGTTTGGGAAAGCCTCAATGATGCTGCCGTTAGGAAGTGTGATTTTTGTTTTTTGAACATGCATGCCTTGCTGGGGAAGGTTTCGGCAAAAACTTGCCACTCGCCTTATGTTGAGTTTTGTTTGTCGCCAGCTTGGGCCAACAAAGCCAATGTTCAAATCAGGGTTATTCCAAGCATCAGCCAGATGCAGCGCCCCAATTCCCGTGCTTTTCCCTGTTTGGCGTGGCCAGCGAACCGCATTAAACTGAAACTTCTCGTAAGACTGAACAAGCTCCAGCAGGTACCAGTAGGGCTTAAGCTTGCAGTATTGCTCAAGAAACTTGACAGTGTCCTTGGATACTTCGTTAACGGCTAAGACTTCTTGAGCCTGCTGTTCGCTCGCATAATCCTCTAGTGAGCCGCGGATTATGTGGTAGTCAGGCAGGTGCATCCGTCTTGGACTTTTTGTTTTTTGCAGATTCGCCATATTTCCTCTCCAACTCAACCAATCGCTCTTCTAACTCGCAGTAATCGAAGTAGTCAGCGAAAATTTCCTTGTAGATTTTCACCCCAGAAATAATGCTCCGCAGCCTCAGAACCTCGGCTTGGTCGAGACCTGGCTGCTCAAGTCCTTTCAAGGCAGCGGCTAGCTTCTTTAACGCCTCTTCAACACTTGGCAGTTCCGCTGGCAGTTGGAAAGAAGAAGACAATCCTGTGCCATGCGCTTTGTCTTCTTCTTCTCTTTTCAAGCCCAAATCGTAAACCTTGTTTAGCACGGCATCACGGGTTTTGACCATTATCTTTGCTATCTGGTCAACGCTTTTGCCCTCTTCAAAGAGGTCTCTGAGCTTGCGCTCTTCCTCTATATCCCATGGTTTACCCTTCGTCATGTTTTCTGCCCCACAAACAACCCAACAACGGTGCCGCTCAGTCCAGTGATGGAAGCGAAAATCTCATGGTTCCAAGTGTGCAAAATGACCAAGTGCGCTAATTCGAGAGCCGACATAAACGCCGTCATTCCTATGGCGAATTTAACTCCTAACACAAGCTTAGCAGTGGGTTCTTCAACGATGAAACGCCCCCTCTCAAAGCGTCTGCGAGTCAAAGCACGCTTAATAGGGTCCGCCATCGATGCTCAACCTCCTCTGCGCAAGTGCCCTCCGAAACGTTCTCGGACGATTCATCGAGCGGTGCCCGCCCATCATGAAACTATTAACAAGCCTACTAGCCGACTCGGTCGGAATATGCTCTTTGATTAAAACCGTCACGCCAAGCGCCCAACCGATGGGAATGGCGGTGTAGTCTAAATCGAACAGGCCATCAGCATACCGGAAGCTGTTCTGTGCAATCACAATATGCTTAATTTTGTCGCCGATTAAACCGACAAATATGCCCCAGCTTTTCACTGGGACATCTATGGTCATGCCTGAACCGCTACTTTTTCCTACTGAGGCGTCGCACCAGTCAACGGCGATTAGGTCGCCGGGTTTGATGTTTTCAAAGAGTTTTAGGATTTGTTTGCTCATTTTTGAGGTCACCGTTAGTGTCTTGCCTTGTAATTGGTTAGGGCGTTCGTTCTGGTTTTCAAGGCATAAATCCAGTCAGCCATCTGTTGCTTTTGGTAGCCCAGATTCAGGGTGACGTCTAGCGTGTTGTTTTCTGCCAGATGGTGGTAGTCCACGCTTTTAACAAGGAAATTCACAGAGGCGATGCTTTCGTTTGGCAGAGTTACCGCAATCGCATCTCCGGGCAAAATAGGTGTGGTGCCGTAATCGATTACGGTGCTTTTTACGACCAGCGAGGTTTTGGCTTGTTTCTTGTAGGCTAAAATTGATTTGGCTCTAAGCATACATTCGTTATCGCTGTAGAGGTCCTCGACGATGTCCACGTATTGGCGTTCGCCATAACTGGCAATGCTGGCGGCGTCCTGTTGCATGTTGCTGTAGCGGCCTTTGCCAAAATAGAGGTTCCCGTACCAAATGTTGCCTGCAGTGCCTGGTGTTGTGACGGCGCTGTAGATGTAGATGGTTTTGACCTGTGTCCAGTCAAAGGCAACAGGAACGTTCCAGTTCTCGGAGCTGTCGCCTACGGCTATTTCGTAGGGTGTCCATTCGTTCTCGCCGACGTTGCTGAGCGTTTGGCTTGCGGTAGCTCCCCAAGCGTCATAGATTATGATGCGTGTGCCGTCGCTTTTCATGTTGCCGTCACGGGCTAGGGCAAGAATCAGCGCGGGATACAGGTCTGTGTTTACTGCCGTGGCAAAGGCGAAGATGGTTACGGCTTCCAAGTTGGCACCTGAGTTATTTTTTACGCTGGAGGTTGCGGTGCCATATTTCTTGGTTGCATCGAGGCTGAGTGTTCCATAGAAGCCTGTCCAAGCACCGCTGGCAGGAGTTAGGCTTTCAACCGTTTCGTCAGCATCTATGGGTGTGCTTTTGGTGGCAGCCCCATAAATGGTAACTTTGTTTCTAACCGAGAGAATATCCGACTCCGTTTCTGCCTCTTCAATACGCTCACTCAGACTAACAGCGCTTGTTTTAGCGCCTCTGTGGAAAAATTCAAAGCGGCCATCCGGTGCAACCCTGAAATCATATCCGATAGCGCCTGCTTTGTCACTGTCTTGAGCGATTTGTTTGAGGATTTCCCAAGCCTGCTTATTCTCATAGTCCAGTCGGGTGAAGGTCGTATCAGTGTTCTCAACCAGTTCAACGCCGCCTCTCACATGTGGAAGACCTGAATGATAGTCTAGAAGATGTTTGACTATGTCCTCACCTTTCATGAGGGCATAGCCTTCGGTGACATATTCGCGGAATAGCCGTTCACCCCAATCACGACCCGAAACAGTAACATAATGCTCGGTTGGGTTTGACTGGAACTTCATGTTCTCGTTTCGTGTGGTGATGAGTTGGGGACAATTTGCGCCTCGACCCATCAGGATATAGCCGTCTTCGCCTAGGGCAATTGGGGAGCCGTTGGGGCTGTATTTGCCGTTCCAGTTTTGGAGGCGATAAGCGAAACTGCTAACCTCATCGGTTCCGCCTAAGTGCACGGTTAGCTCTTGAATGTCGGCTTGATTAATTGGACCGCCCATTGCCCCAGAGTAGAGAGTGATGGAGGGTGCTGCTGGCTCGCTCATGTGTCCTCGACTCCTTGGCGGTAAATCGCCATGTCGCCAGACCGCACGATGCCCCGTGTTACAGTGGTGGACGTTTGGCTGGCTGTGGAGTTGAAGTTCTGCATGCTTGAAGTTGCCGTATTCATGCTGTTTGCAAAGCTGTACATTGCAACTGCAGCAGCCGCTATAACAGCGATACCTACGCCAGTCAGAGCCAAGAATGTTCCATAACTGATGTTTAGGGCGTTCTGTGCAGCCGTAGAGACCCAGCAAGCGGCAGAGTAAACTTTCTGGGCAACAGCCACACCCACGCTGGTAGTCATAAAGGTGCCCATGACCGAGACAACCATCATAGCCGAATTGAACACCTTAGCCTGAGCGTCGTCGAGCAATCCAAATTGGTTGGCGATGTAGCCGATAGCCATGCCCGAAGCGCCAATCCCCGCTATGGCAGCGCCCAAGCTCTTAATCCGAGTGCTCAAGGCTTCAGCGTCAGTTTGAATTCTGCCAAACTCGCTACTGGCACGATTCACCGCCCGAATTGTTACTGCTATTTCTTTAAAGCCGCCGCCGTAACTCAGGGCAAACCAGCCTCCATTTTGGCTTGCTCTATAGCTGCTGTGACTACTGTTTCCAGTTGTGGAAGGTACTCTTGGATGGCTGGGTAGAGGTAGGGTTGCGCCTGCATGTACTTAGTACCCAATTCCACGAAAAGAGCGTAGGTGGCGTCTGCGCCGATTTCTACAACCCATTCTTGGACCTTCGCATAAATGGTGCTACGGAGATAACCTGTTCGGATAGGAACTTGGCGCATGGCTTCGGCTTTGACGTCGGCAGCCCAGCTAGCCAAAAAGCTATGGACCTCACGTTGGATGCCTGAATCAAACTGCTGCATAGCCGCCTTGAATTCTTCTACGCCGTCTATGTCACAGGTTACTTCTACCGCC